TCAAGCCGGGCGTTTGGCTGAGGCGGGATCCTCGGCGGCGCGACGCAACTCCCGGCGGCGATGCTCAAGGGCAACGCGCAGGCCACCCCGGCGCTCGGCCTCGTCTTCGAGCCCGACCAGGTCATCATAGATCGCGGCCGCCTCGCGGATCTGCAGGCCGCTCGGCAGACGCTGCCCTTCTTCCCGCCAAACCTCTGATAAACCGTCGATAATCCGCTGTAACAGGGCCGCGTCGAGGACGCTATTGGCGCCTGTGGCCGGGGCGGCCGCGGGCTCACCAATGCCGGTTAAAAGCCAGTTTAGGTCGATCCCGCAGCGCCGAAGCTCGGCCAGCTGCGGCGCCTTTGGCGTAAAGGATCCGCGTTCATAGCGCGCGTAAGTGCCTTCGGTCAGACCCAGCAATTTTGCCATCTCGGCCTGAGTGAGATTGAGCTGACGCCGGGCAAAACTGAGCCGTTTCCCGATGCCATCTTCCATCGATTCTGTCATGGCAAAGCGGGAATTGAAGACCAAAATGAACTATTTAACAAAATCAATAGCTTATTAGGTGCGATCAAAATCGAAGCGTGAAGCGACACTTTTGGTTGGACAGAGCATTTTTGATGGGTCATTCTTCCCATCAAGTTTGCCTTCCTCTCGGTGGTCTGACACGCGTCCATGAGCCTCGTTCTCCCCTCCTTCGTCGATGACCGGGACCGGTCGTACTGGGTTCAGATGATGCTTCGGCGCGCGGGCACGAGCTTCGCCGAGATCGCGCGCCGGCACGGGTGGAATCGGACCACCGTGTCGAAGGCGATGTTCATCGCGTCCTACCCGCAGGAACTGGCCGTCGCCGAAGCCCTGGGACTCGACCCCAAGGTCTTGTTTCCCGAGCGCTATCGCCGCGACGGATCGCGCCTGCACCACGTCATCGAGAATGCCACGCGCATGGCGCCTCGTCCCGTCAAAAAGGAGATCGCGGCTTGACGTCGAAACCGTCCATGGCTGACCGGAGGGCCAAGCAAAAAGGCGCTTCGCCGGCGCCGGCGCCGAAGCCGGCCAAGGTGAAACTGACGCCCGAGGAGCGGCGTCAGGCACGCATCGAAAAGATGTTGCAAAACAGGGATTTGGACCCTGCCTCGCGTGCACGCGCGAGCCGGGACTCGAAAGAGGCCGAATTCGCGACCCAGATTCTGCGGTCCTCGATCGAGGCGCTGGCCAAGGCCGATGCCCAGATTGGGGCAATCAACGCGCGGAAAGCGGCGGTCTACGCGAATGCCAAGGCGCGGCTCCTCGACCCGGCGATTTTGCGCGAGGCGTACCGGCGCTGGCGGATGGATCCGCAGATCCTCGATTACCGGGACGATCTGACGGACGCGTACTGGAACCTCCTGCGCGCGGCGCGGGCGGATGAAACCGTAAGCAGGGAGGCGGCGGAATGAGTGAGCAGCGGGAGAAGGCGGATAAGTCGCATGCGCAGGGCGCCCTCGCCGTGCATCTCGCCGGCCGGATTGTCGAGATGATCGAGGGCGAGCAACTGGACCTCCATGAACCTGTCGTCATGGAGGCCCTGTCAATCGCCCTGTTGGCGGCTACTCAGCACGCCACGAAGTCAGCTCTTCGGGACTGATCCTTCATGGAGCTTTCCGATCAGGAAGTCGTACCACTTGGCGATCAACGGCAATTTCTGATCGTTCAAAGGAGCGATAGTCGTCGCGTGAGTAACGGCCAGCTTCAGCACTTCGAGGCGCGTGGTCTCGCTGAGTTGTTCCGCAGGCATAGTGGTTTCCTCCATGGTTTGGTCGCAACACCCACAACCATAGGGGATGGGCGGCGGGGGAGTCGAATCGGCTCTCTCGCCGTTGCCAATTTGCAGCGCGCCGCTGCAGTTTCGGCAGCTGCGTAATGCCCAAGCGGGACAATCTCACGCTCGACCTGCTGTCGTATCGGCCGCCGCCGGTGCCGGAGGAGTTGGCGCGGGGTGGCGCACCACGGGCGCGGGTCGCCCGGATGATCGCGATGACGCTCAAGGAGTCGAGCCTGTCGCGTGAGGAGATCGCCGAGCGGGTCAGCGATTATCTGGGCGAAAAGGTCTCGGTCAGCTCGCTTGATCAATGCGCCTCGCAAGCCCGCGAAGATCACACGATCTCGTTTATTCGAGCCTGGGGACTCGCCAAAGAAACGGGCGATTTCAGGCTGTTCCAGATGGCTCTCCGCGAGATGGGGCAAGCGATCGTCGACGAGCGCTACCTGCCGGCGATCGAGGCGGAGATGCTGGCGGATCGGGCGCAGGAGTTGACGCGGCAGGCGGAGGAGATGGCGCGCGAGGCGGCGCTGGCCCGGCGGGCGTGGAAGGGGCCGGGGCGATGAGTGCCGCTTTGCTCGACGGCCCGATCTATGTCGCGACGGCGCAGACGATCGCCGAGGCGCTCGGAATTACGAAACGCGCCGTCATTATGCGCGCGGTCGAGGAAAGTTGGGTCGCGCATACCGAGAGCGTCCGGGGCGGCAAGGGGAATCGCTATCACGTGATGGCGCTGCCGCCGCCGGTGCGCGACGTCGTCGTCGCCCATCTCGCCGGCATCGGGCCGGCGCCCAAGCTCGCCCTTGTGCCCGCCATCGCCGAGCCGGCGGCCCCGGAGCAGCTGTCCCAGACCCAGCGGCGGTGCGAGGCGGCGCGGCACGCGGTGCTGGCCGAAATCGATCGGCTGGCGGCACTGGCGGGGACCTATCAGCGCGCGATCGAGGCGTTTCAGACGGCCTATGAAGAGGGGCGGCTCAGCCCAGCACTCGCGGCTTTGGTGCCCGCCGCGAACGCGCGGGGCAGCGAGACGCGGGCGATCTCGCGCGGGTCAATCTTCGCGTGGCGGAAGGCGCGGGACGAAGGGCAGTCGCTGGCTCCGCGGGATACCCGCACGGCGCCCCCGGTGCCGGCCTGGGCGGGGATTTTGCTGCGGCTCTATCGGGTGCCGTCGAAGCCGGCCCTGGCCGCTGTGATGGCCGAATTGCCGAAGCATCTGGAGCCCGGTGTGCCCTGCCCGACCTATGGGCAGGCGCGGCGGTTCCTGGATCGGTTGTCGATCGTCGAGCGGGAACGGGGGCGGCTGGGGCCGAACGCGTTGCTGCGTCATCGCGGCTTCAAGCGGCGTTCAACGGACGGCTTGCTGCCGATGGAGGTGACCACGGCGGACGGCCATACGTTCAAGGCCGATGTCGCCCATCCCCGGCACGGACGGCCGTTCCGGCCCGAGGTCTGCGCGGTTCTGGACGTCGCCACGCGGCGCGTTGTCGGCTGGTCGGCCGGGCTCGCCGAGAGCACGCATGTGGTTCAGGACTCGATCCGGGTGACCGTCGAGCGGCACGGCCAGTTCAGCCTGTTCTACACCGATAACGGCGCCGGCTTTACCGGCCATGCCATGACAGACGAGTTGGTCGGGCTGCTGGGGCGGGTTGGGGCCACACCGATCACGGCACTCCCCGGACGGGCCCAGGCGCGCGGCAAGATCGAGCGCCTGCAGGGGACCTTGTGGAAAGCGGCCTCGCGCACCCTGCCCTCCTACAATGGCCGGGACATGGATCCCCAGGCGCGGCGCAAGGTCGTGAAGCTGGTCAAGCAGGATCTGGCCGCACGGGGTGCCGCACGGGCGCTGATGCCGTGGGATGGGTTCCTGGAATGGATCGGCGCCCAGGTCGCCAAATACAACGCCCGGCCCCATGCGGCCCTGCCGCGGATCCGGGACGAGGCGACAGGCAAGCTCCGGCATCAAAGCCCGGACGAGACATGGGCGCAGTTCACGGCCGAGGGCTGGTCGCCGGATCTCCTCCCGAAGGCCGTTACCGATGAGCTGTTCCGCCCGCAGGAAGTGCGCTGGACCACCCGGGGCGAGGTTCAGCTGCCATTCGGGCGGTATTACCACGACGATCTGGTCGGCTGGGGCAAGACCCAGGTCCGCGTCGGCTATGACATCCATGACGGCTCGAAAGTCTGGGTGCGGACACTCGAAGACCAACGCCTGATCTGCATTGCGCTGCGGGACGGGAACGTGATCCCGGAGCAGCCGGCCTCGAAGATCGAGGAGGCCAATCTCCGCCGGGCGCAGGGGCGGAAGAAGCTCCTGGAGAGCCATCTGGAAGAGGTCGCGGCGGAGCTGGGGCCGAAGCTCGTCGAGCTGGAGGATTTTTCGGCTGGGCGGTCGCCACCCTCCGCCACCCCGACCGCCCTCGGCCGGTTCGCCGACCCCGCCATCATCGAACTGCATCCCCGGCAAGCCCAGGCCGAAATCGACGCGGCGGCGCGGGAGTCGCGGATCGCGCGCTGGCGGGAAATCGAGGCGCGCCTGAAGGCCGGTGACGCGGTCGAACCCGACGATGCGCGCTGGCACCGGGTCTATGGCGCCAGCTCGGAATTGCGCACGCAGCAGCTGCTCGATCGGGCCACTGAGTCCGCTTGAGGAAAAGACTAACCCCGCCAGATGGCAGTCGGGCGGGGTCGGAAGCAACCAAACGAGAGGTTAACAATGTCGGAATTCGAGATCAAAGGCAAGCCGAAGCTCGCGAACGTGGCGAATGTGCGGCTGATGCTCCAGGCGGTCGACGAGCTGCAGCGCCGGCCCTCGCACCTGCCCGGGCTCGGCGTGATGTATGGGCCGAGCGGGTATGGGAAGAGCCTTTCCGCCACGGCGGCGGCGACGCATTTCGGGGCGGTTCATATCGAGGTCAAGGGCAGCTGGACCAAGACCGCGTTCCTGAAGGCGGTGGCGCTGGAGTTGGGTATCGCCGCCAAGGGCCAGCATTACGAGATGATCGACGCGATCGGCGCCGAGCTGGCGATGTCGCGCCGGACGCTGCTGGTCGACGAGGCGGATGCGATGATCGATCGCGGCTTCGTCGAGACCGCTCGCGAGATCCATATGGTCTCGGGCGCGCCGGTCGTGTTGATTGGCGAGGAGGCGCTGAGGGATAAGCTCCGCCGGTTCGAGCGCATCCATAACCGGGTGCTGGTCTGGGCGGGTGCCGTGCCGGCGACCGTCGCCGACGCCAAGCTGCTCGCCGGCACCTATCTCGACCATGTGACGGTCGCGGACGATCTCCTCAAGCATGTCGTCGAGCGGTCCGGTTTCCGGCCCCGGCGCATCGTCACCAATTTGCACGGCATCCAGCGTGCGGCGGTTAACGAGGGGATCGCCCAGGCGTCCCGGGCATGGTGGGCCGAGCGCCTCTTCGACGCGGATGAGCCGCCGAACCGGCGGCTGCCGTCGTGATGGGGCGGAAATCCCCCGTCCTGCTGCTGAAATGGCGGCGGCCAGTCGACTCCCGGCAGGCGATCTGGGATGCGATTCGCGCGGCAGGGTTGGTTGACTCGGTTTCCCTGGAGGAGATCGAGCGCGAGACACGAATCCACCAGCGTACGATCCGCGATTATCTCGGGTGCCTCACGGCAGCCGGTATCGTCGAGCTGACTCTGGACCCGAAGACGGCGTGGCGCCTTGTCGACGATCAGGGCATGCGGGCGCCGCGCGTGCGGACGGACGGCACGCCAGTCACCCAAGGCCAGGGCCGGGCCAATGCCTGGAAGGGCATCCGGATCCTGAAGCGCTTCACGATGCGGGATCTCCATGCCGCGACGGGCACGGCGGAATCGGATCTGAAATCGTACCTGCCCTATCTGGTGAAGGCCGGGTATTTGCGGCTGGTCGAGCCGGGCAGCCGCAAGAAGGGCGGCTCGGCGCCGGTCTATATGCTGGATCCGCGCCGGAATTCCGGGCCGGAGGCGCCGCAGGTCACGCGGCTGAAGGCCGTGTTCGACGCGAACACCGAGACAGTGGTCTGGCCCGATGAGAGCGTCGTGGCCGAAACGGAAGTCGAGGGCGCGTGATGGAAGGCGCGCTCGATAGGGCACGGCTGGCATGGCCGCCTAAGATGCCCGACTGGGTGGAGGCGCTGGCAATCGCCTGCGACGAGACCAGCCAGAAGGCGGTGGCGCAGCGTATCGGCCGGTCGGCCTCGCTTGTCTCCTCGGTGCTTTCAGCGAGCTACAAGGGCGATTTGAAGGCGGTTGAAGCGCTGGTGCGCGGCGCGTTGATGCGCCTCACCGTCGATTGTCCGGTGCTCGGCGAAATCGCCGGTTCGGATTGCCTCGGGCATCAGCAGAGGCCGTTCCGCTCCACGAATCAGACCTGGGTCGAACTCTACAAGGCATGCCGCAGCGGCTGCCCGAATGCGCGGCCTCGCGCGGAGGAGAAGTCATGAACAAGGTCAGCCACGAACTCGCGGCTTTCGCGGTCGAGTTATTGGACGCGGCGCTCGCCGGTCACGATTACGTGATCCAGCCGGAAGCCGGGCGGCAATTGTCGACGTATTTCACCGACTTGTCGGTGGCCGCGCGCGACCTGGAGCGGGGCGCGATCCGGCAGCCGATCGTGCGGCTCAGCTTCGACCATCGCGGCGGCCGGATGGCCGTGCTGCCGCCCGGCGGCGGGGACGCGGCGTGACCGGGCCGGATCACGCCGGCGCCATGGCGGCGGACCACGTGTTGTGGTCGGTCGAGCGCGGCCGCACACCCTGGGAAGTGGTCCTCGGGCTGGGGCTGAAATGGGACTGCCTGCGCGATCCGAGCTGGAACGACGTGCAGGTCATGCTGGCCTGCGAGCTGCGCCAGATCTGGGCACCGCGCCTGCGGAGGGTCGCGTGATGGCTGACGTCATCCCCCTTCGCCGCCTCCGCCCGCTCACCGCTCGCGAGCGCGCTTTCGCCCTCGATCGCCCCGGCGATGGGCACCTCACCATGGGCGATTGCTGCACCGACCTGGAGCGGCGCCAGCTCGTCGCCCGGCTCGGTTCCGGCGGCAGCCTGACTTTCCCGAAACCTACCCGGCGCCGGTCGATCTGGCGGCGGTTCCTTCGTCTCATCCGGAGGTGATCATGCGTAACAGGCAAGCCTTTAAAGCCCTCGCTGAGGGCGCGCTATCCACCGCCGACGACATGCCCCGGGAGGCCCGGGATCTCGTCGTCGACCTGCTGGTCGAGACCTATGGCCTGCTGGAGACCTCGACACGGATCGCCGAGGCGCTCGAGCGCGTCGCCGCCGCGCTCGAGAAGACCGCCGACATGGGGGGCCTGTGAGATGGCGCGCAATTCTCGCCTCAAGGGCAAGGCGGCGACCTATGTCATCCCGCAGAACGTCGCGGAGGCGACCGAGGCGGTTGCCGAAATCGGGCGTCGGCAGCGTGAGCTGGTCCGAATGGAGGCAGCGCTCGGCGATGCGGTCGCCAAAGTCAAGGAGCGATTCGAGGCGCAGGCGCTCCCGCACCACGCCGTGCTCAAGGATCTGAAAGCCGGTGTTCAGGCCTGGGCGGAGGCGAACCGAGCGGCGCTGACCGATGGCAACAAGACCAAGACCGTGGCGCTTGCCTCCGGCGAGGTCAAATGGCGGATGGATCCACCCTCCGTGACGATCAAGGGCGCCGAGTTGGTCCTGGAGGCGCTGAAGCGGCTCGGGCTGAACCGGTTCATCCGGGTCAAGGAGACGATCTCGAAGGAGGCGATCCTGGCCGATCCGGAGGCTGTCAAGGGCATCGCCGGCATCACGGTCGATCAGCACGAGAACATCGTGATCGAGCCGTTCGAGACCGAGCTTGGGGAGGTGCGATGAACCCGCTCGGCCTCACGCGGCGGCAGGCCGATGCGCTCGCCACGATCATCGAGTTGACCCGGCGCTCGGGCGGGGTGGCGCCGAGCTATGGCGAGCTGCAGGTGGCGTTGGGCATCTCCTCACGCGGGGCGGTGCACCGCCTGATCCGCTGCCTCATCGCCCGCGGTCATCTTGAACACACACCGGGCAGCGCCCGATCCTTACGCGCGGTCGGCAGCCCGGGCGCCGGCGAGGCGCTGGCGGAGCTGATCGCGATCCTCCGCCGCTGCCGGCCCTCGCCAGACGGCATCGTCCGCGTGGAGATGCCGTGGGCGCTCATTCAGGCGCTGGCGTGACCCATGCCCCAGGCTCTCTCCCCCCAGATCGCCGCAGCACTCTTCGAGCTGCACGCGGCCGCGCGGGTGGTCTCCCGACATCTGGGGCGCGGGACGGCGACCGATCGGGAGCGGCTGAAGCTGGCGGTGAGAAAGTTGATGCTGCTCGCCCATGCCGGCGAGCTGGCGGCCGAGCCGCCGCCGCCCTGGGTCGCGATGGAGGAATTCCGCCGTGCCGTCACGACCGCCCGCGGGGTCGGCTGCAACGGCCAGGATTTGGTTCGGATTTTCAACGGAGATGACCATGAGTGAGACTTCTCCTTGCCCGGTCCAGGGCTGCGGCGGCCACCGAGGCCGCGGCATGCTGATGTGCCGCGATTGTTGGCGCACGGTGCCCCGCATGCTCCAGCGCGCGGTTCACGCGTCCTGGAAGGCCTATCGGCGGCAAATAGGGGCCGAGAAGCGTCTGGCGGCGATCAAGGATTATAGCGTTGCCTCGGACGCGGCGATCGCCGCCGTGATCGAGGCGCGGCCATGACTGCGCCGATCCGCTGCGGCATCTGTGGAGGAACCTATAGCCGGGTCTCGCAGTGCATCGCCCATGATCTGGCCAAACACGCGCTCTTCGAGAAAATGCAGGGCTCGCGCGGCGTGATCGAGCCGCTCTCGCCGCTCGCGAACGATCTCCATCGGGCGCGCGAGGCCGATAAGGCGAGGGCGAAGCCATGACCGCCGGTCGCGCCTGGACCTCGGCCGAGGATGCGATCGCGCTCGACAAATCGCTGACCGGGCGGCAGGTGTCCGAGCGGCTGGCGGCGATGGGCCACCTTCGCAGCATCAATGCCGTCGAGCTGCGCCGGTTCTGGCTCGCCAGACGGGGCGATCCGACACCTAAGAGTTCAGGGAGCGCCTGGGTGGAAGCCGAGGATGCGGTGCTGCGCGATCGATCGCTCACCGCCCGGCAGGTGGCCGAGCGGCTGGAAGCGATGGGGCACAAGCGCAGCCTCCGCGCCGTCGAGGAGCGTCGGGGGGTCTTCGCCAGACTGGCAGCCCGGGCGGCCGCGGAGGCTGCCGAGGATGCCATGGAGCGCGGCGAGGCAGACACCGACTGGCCGTGCGGCCTACGTTTCGAAGACGATCCGCTCGCCTATCGGGCCGGCATCCCCGTGATGATCACGGGGCGCCTCGCCGCGCCGCGATCGGCGATGTCGTCGCTGCTGAGGGCCGGGTGATGCGAGAGACCCAGCTCTCGCTCTTCGGTGGAGAGGTCTTCGTGCTGCCCGAGGGCGGCCCGCAAGGCCCGGCGGTCTCGGCCGATGATGGTCTGCCGCCAGGTCCGTATCGGCTCGGGCTTCTCTACGATTACGGGGCGGAGGCCTATATGCCACCGTTTTCAGTGGTCGCCGGCGACGGGCGCACCATCGCCGGGCATATCCCGAGCCTCAAGATCGCGGTCAGGGTCCGGGATCTCCTCAATGCGGCGGGGGATCGGGCGTGAGCCGCGTTGACTCCCTCGGGATCGCGCGGAATCCTTCACGGTTGTCATGCCGTGAAGGGAGGGAGTCATGGGGGTTGGGATCGGGCCGGAATTCGCGCCGGACCTGCGGTTCGTCGCGGCGGCGTTCGATTGGGTGTTCGCGCGGGTCGACGTCGATCCGGCGGCTCTCGCCCAACTCCGCGAGGCTTATCTCGGGGAGCGTTGGCACGGGTCGCCAGAGGCCGAGCCGCTGTTCAACCGATACCTGCCGGCGGGAAGCTGGCACTGGCCATGGTTCGACGAATGGGCGGATCGATTCGAGAAGATGGGAAGCTGGCCGCCGGGCTGGCAGGATTATAGCGGCCTCCTGCGCCGGCTTCGGCGGACCGACAACCCGGGCTACGCCGAAGCGCTCGGCATGGTCGAGTTCAATATGCTGCGGAAATGGGTGCAGGGCTCGGCTTACCGAACCCAGCCGGCCATCAAGAGCCGGCTCGTGCTTGAGGCCCATTTCCTGGAGCATGTCCCGGAGGCGGAATTCCGGCCGCTGTTCGATGCCGCTATGGAGCAGCTCGACTGGTGGCAGAGCCGGAAACGCATCGGCGCTGAAATCGACCGCGCCAAAATCGGCATCCTCATGCGAACAATCTCGATCAGGACCAGCACCGAGACCAATTTGGCGAGTTGGCTGCGGCAGGCCGCGCAGGGCGCGAGGCTCAAGGTTGAGATCCGGATGGCCGATGAAGAGCAGGTCCTCCCGCTCATTGATGAGGCCGTGGCACGGGCCAACCGGCTCGATCTCTCGCAAGGGCCGCCATTCTTCCCGGGCAGCTGGGCTCGGTTCGATGTTTACGTCGACCACCCGCTCCCGCCTGTACCAGCCGCAAAACCCGCGCCGACGCCGGCCCCCGGCCCGCTCGACCTGGTGCGCCGGCTTTTCCGACGCCCTTGACTTTCATCTGGACCGGCGCAACCGTGTCGTGGGGCTTGAAACACCCCACGAGACGGCACAGGCGCGCCGGATTGATTCCGGTCTCCGCCAAATCACCCAGGGTCCCCATGCGCATGTCCAGGGCGCAAGCCTAAAGGCATGGGGGCGCTCCCGGTGCGACCTGTGCCGCCCCCGTAGCGTGTTTCAACCCTGGGCCTCGGCGCGCCGCCTGAAACACGGCTTTCCCGGCTCAAACTTAACTGTCACAGGAGTGTTTGATGAACACGCTCACCATGATTCCATTTCACGAGGACATTTTGGTCGGGACCTATGGCCCCGACGACGAGCCGATGATGCCGATTGCGCAGTTCTGCACGCGCCTTGGTGTCAGCTATCAGGGTCAAATTCGGAAGCTGAAGGCCCGAGAATCTCTCTGGGGGGTCAACATTATGTTGACCCCTTCGGCGAATGGGACGCAGGAAACGGCCTGCTTGCCGCTCCGCCGGCTCGCGTTTTGGCTCGCCTCGATCAATCCCGGGAAGGTCAAACCGGAGCTTCGGGATCCTTTGGAGCGCTATCAGGCGGAGTGCGCCGACGTGCTCTATCGGCATTTCTTCGGGCCGAAGGAGGCGAATCCGGAGCCCGGGCGGCCGAAGCCGCCCGCATGGGTCATGGTCGAGGGTCTCGCCTATGGCCAGCTCTGCGCCGATGCGGCGTTGGGCCGGGAGGCGATGCGGCGGCGGGAGCGGTCCTCGCGCAGCCGTTCGATGCGGCTGGCGACGGCCGAGCAGCGGCAAATCATGGCCAACGAGTGGCGGAAAGGGACGCCGCTGGAGACGATCGCGGCCTTGACCGGCATCGAGATCAACGATCTGCGTTCGGTCATCACCATGACGATCCTGCACGAGGAGGCCACGGCCGCGGCGACCGCGGGGCTGGCCAAGAAGAAGGAGACGTGCGGCAATGCCTGACCTCCCGGGCGCCGAAGACGCGCTCGGGGATATCGACCGGGTGTTCGGGGGCCTGCGGGCGCTCGGGCTCCTCGTGGAGAGTGCCGGGGATTTGGGCGTGGTCCAGCAGGGCCTCGCGGACATCATCCTGGCGCTCCATGAGACGGGTGCGCGGCGAATCGCTTTCGCCCAGGCCTGCCTCAGGATTAGCTGACGCGGCGAAAGGGGGTGCGCCATGAGCGCGCCCCCCGATGCCCGCAAGCGGCTCATCGCCGCCCTCCATGCCGAGGCGAAGGCCCGCGGCCTGGACGAGGATACCCGCCGGGACCTGATCGAGCGGGTGACCGGGCAGCGGTCCTCGAAAGACCTCACCATCCCCCAGCTCGGGCTCGTGCTCGATGCGCTCAAAGGCTCAGGACGCGGGACTGACGATCGGCAACAGGCGTCGAAGCTCCGCGCGCTCTGGCGCTCGCTGTATCAGCTCGGGCATGTCGAAAACCCATCGAATGCGGCGCTGGCGGCTTATGTTTGCAGGCAGACCGGTATCGAGGCGCTGCGGTGGAATCGCGCCGCCGATCTCCATCGGGCGATCGATTGTCTGGGGCAATGGTGCCGCCGCGTAGGCTACGAGCCCACGCGCTACGCCGGCATCGGGCCGCTTCAGGGCCGGTTCGAGGTCGCGTTGATCGAGGCGCAGTGGCGGCGGCTGGCGGATCTCGGCGCTTTCGGCGCGGCGGGCGATTTCGCGATCATCGGCAAGCGGCTGATGGTCATGTTCGGCGTCCAGGCGCCCGGGTTTCTGACGCCGGAACAGGCGCAGGAGGTCATCCGGAATTTCGGGGCCTGGATCCGCCGCGTGAAGGCCAAAGGGGTCGGGTTGGCGCAGGGCGGCGACCCGCCAAAGAAAAATCCCTTCCCGTGAGCGATCTCTCCGGTCTCCCCGGCCTTCTCCGCGAGGTCGCTGAGCGCTTCGGCCTCGCCACAGCGCTTAAGTTCGGGGCGGAGTTTGGGGGAAATTATATCTCCGTGCCCGCCTCGGCCGAGCCCCATTTCAAGATCGCGGTCGTGATGGGGACGCCGTTTCTGGAGTGGCTGGTCGCGCGCTCGGGCTCGGAAAAGCTCATGGTGCCGCTGGGTCCCCATTCCAGCTATAACGCTCGGGTCGCGGCCATTCGTCGGATGACGGCCGAGGGCGCCAGCGCGGCCGAGATCCGTGCGGCCCTGTTCTGCCACAGCCGGACCGTGACGCGCCATCGCCGGACCCTCCGGGAGCGGCGTCCGGATCCGCGTCAGCCCCGCCTCATCTGACCGCCCCTCGACACCTGTCGGGGTGATGGATTGGGCCGCGCGCGCCTAGCGTCTCCAGGGTATCCACAACCGCCCGGGCCGCCCCGTGACTCCCACCCAGGTCCTCTTCGTTCAGCTGCGCATGCTGGTCATCCGCCCGACCCTGGCGCGGTTGCCCTTTGGCGACGCGCCGCGCGGGGCGGCGGAGAATTTGCTGCTCGGGACGATCGCTCAGGAGAGCGGCGCGCAGTATCTGGCGCAGTACCCGACCGGCCCGGCGCTGGGGTTCTTTCAGATGGAACCGGCGACCCACCAGGACATTCTGACCAATTTTATCGAGGTTCGCCCGGCGTTGAAGGCGGCCGTCGATGGTCTCGCCGCGGCCGATCCGGCGCGCGACAGCCAGCTCGTGACCAACGTCGCCTATGCGACCGCGGTTGCCCGGTGCCTCTACCGGCGCATCCCGAACCCGCTGCCGCTCGCCAACGACGTGGCCGGGCTCGCCGCTTACTACAAGCAATTCTACAACACGCCGCTCGGTGCGGCGACCACGTATGACTTCATCGCCAACTATTCGCGCTGCATCGGAGACTGATCATGTGGTTCAAAACGTCGCTTTATTTGACCGGTCTCGTCTTCGCGGCCGGGATCGTCCTCGGCGTCTGCGGGGTGAGCTGGGGCGGCGTGCTCGCCACGGCCGCTGTCGGCGCGATGATGATCATACTCGCCTGGGCGATGGAGCCGTGGCTGCTGGTGGCGATCCTCGCCCTGGCATGGTCGGGGGTGGCCAGTGCGGATACGACGACTGTCGATTTGAGCCAGGTCGGCAACCAGGTCCTGACCCTCATCCTGGCGGGGATCGGCGTTGGCCTCTCCTGGATCGTCAAGCGCGGTGTCGTCGCTCTGGAGGCGATCCACCTCCTGCAGAGCGGGCAGGTCCATGGCGACGTCATCGATGCGGCCGTCGCGGATGCGGTGAGCTGGGCGACGACGCGCCTGGAGGCGATCGCCGACCCAATCATGAAGGTCCAGATGGCGACCGGCATCATGGCCGAGGCGGCGCAGATGGTGGTCACCTCCGCGCCGGCGGCGATCGACGCGCTCGGGCTCACGCCCGACGCGGTCGCCGCGAAGATCAAGCTGGCGCTCGGGAATCCGATGGCCGGGGCGCCAGCGCCTGCGATTCCGCCGGTCCCCGTCGCCGTGACGCTTATTCCGCCGGCACCCGTGGTCCAGCCCGGCAGCATCGTCCAGGCGGGAACGCTGGGGCTCGCCCTCCTGATCATGCTGATCACCCCGGCCTGCACGCCGGCGGAGGTCGCCTCGGCTTCGGCCGACTTCAAGGAGGGCTGCTCGGACTGGAATGCCGCCAAGGGGATCGTGGGCGAGGGCGGCGAGTTCTTGCCGAGCCCGCTCAATCAGGTCGCGGCGGTGACGGAGACCTTTGTCGGCGATGCCTGCGACGACGCGGATTTTGTGGCGAAGGCCGGCCCGGAACAGGCGACGTGGATCAAGACTTCCGCGGCCAATCTGCGCGCCGTGGCCGCTCAGGCCGGCAAATAACGTGGACTCGATCGACGAAGCCCAGGCGCGCGAGCAGGAGATTCGCGAGGCGGAGATCGCGCGGCGGCGCGGGCGGTATCCGGAGCCGCGCCGGTTGCTCGTCTGCGTCGATTGTGGTGAACAGATCCCCGATGGGCGCGCGGGGGCTCTGACCGGGCCGCCGCGCTGCCAGGATTGTGCGGTGGCCGCATGAGCTTCGACTGGCTGAGCATCCAGGCGGCCTGGGCGGTGGCACTGGGCATGGCGACCGTCGCGATAACGGCCGTCAATTAT